ACTAGCGTTGGCAAATCCACCTAACATTACTTCTTCTTCGAACGCACGATCGGAACTCTCTGTATCAAAGATTTCCTTATCTTGATTTTCGTAGCGGTCATATTCTAACCCGAACAAAGCGTTTAAGCCAGGTTCAAGTTCTTTGACCAATTGCATTCTTGAAATAGTCATTGTTCAATTCCCCCTAAGCTTATACGCCAGTAATACCAGTAGAACTGAAATACAAATGTTCGTTAAAGAAAACGAGCCAGTTTGCATTCGCACTAGAGGCATCACTGTTGTCTGGATCCTTTGAAATTCCCGTAATCTTCCACTGTAAAGCAGCCGTGGTATTAACACTGGATGCTGTAAGTTCAGATTTGGATCTTCCATTAATGGAATTACCAGCAGTAACTGTGGTATCGATATTTTTACCGATGTCAGTTAAAGCAATAGTCCCATCACATTGGGCTTCAAAGAGTCTTTTCGGATCATCATAGACATACGCGTCAATCGCACCCTGTGTAATATTAGTACTAGCAGGGTAGTAATTTGACCATGTAGGCTTTTGAGTAGTTGGGTCTTGATAGAAACAACCGTTGAATACGCCGAGGTTAGTAGCACCGGAAGCTGTTCCGACTGCTAAAACACCGCTCGCAAGCATAACATGAGATCCTTCCCAGATATCGCTACCAAAATTGTCTGATATCGCATATCTATTAGTGCCTCCGTTATTTACGCCGCTTCCAACTTCCCCAATAGGTCTAAACCCAAATGGTGCGTCTTTATTAGCCATGATTTTATCCTCACAGATAAATTATTGTAACACACCCCTCATGGGTGTGTAAAAATTGTGTAAATTGTGTGTACGAGGAAACTAAGTGTTTCTTTTGCCACCAAAACTTACGCGAGTGCTTCTCTCTTTCGAGATCGGCATGCTAGGATGTTGGTCCTTCAAAGGATCGTTTGCGATTGCGTCGTCTTTATCCTGCGTTAATTTTGCAAAATGTTTCTTACGCTCTTCAATCGTTTCCTTAGGAATTCGCGCTAGCATTAAACCTCCAACAGCTATAACACCATTATATTTACCTGAATCAATTTGAGGCCATTCAACATCAGGATATTCATCCCCTCGGACAAATTCCCAACCTTCTCGCAGTCTAGCGGATACATTTTTTTGATCCAGCTGTCCTACGGATTCGGCCCTTATCCACCTATGGACAAAGCCTGGTGGTGCAGGTGGTGCATCTAGTGATGACGGTGGAGCCCATGGTTTCCTTCGAGATACTTTCTCTCTGGTTTCAGACTCGCGTGATGGTAGTTTTTGCGTTTTTTTCATTTTATTTTCCATATGCCTACTCCTTCACGTACTTCGCATATTCGCTTAGTGGCACACCTAGTTTTTTTGAAATGGCTACTTGTGATGGTGTGAGTCTCACTGTGCCTTTGCGCCTAACTGGACCACCTCTGTTTGCAGAGGCAACTGCCTGTGTAGGCGGTAAACTTTTTGTTTCATCAAAACGGTGAGGAAATGTTTCCTTCATCCTTTTGTCTATTTCATTATAGTACATTTCAGACGAAGGGTCAAATCCTTCTTCAACTAGTTTACGATGAATTGAGAAAGATGTCAAGGTCATTGGTTCATCTTCTCCAAACCACTTATTCTTCTCAGCCCACGCCTCTGCCTTTGGATCCGGAGGAGGGGGTGGTTGTTGAGGTTGAAGAGGTGGTTGTTGCTGTTGGGGCATTTGTGGCTGATTTGGATCAATTCCACGTGCCTCCATTTCCTTTTTTAATCTTTCTCGTTGGTCTTGACTTTTTTTAGCTCTATCAGCTTCTACTGCTAATCTAGCCATTTTTTGCTGTGCTTCAACTTGCTTGTCAAAATCACCCAAATCCATTGCTTCTTTTAATTGTTTTTTAGCTTCGGCTGTTTGAGCTTCCACACGATTAGCAAATTCATTTACATATCCTGAATCCAATAAACGCGCTTTTTCCTGTAATTTTTTTTGTTGGGTTTGAACGCCTTGGGCAAATTCAATTGCTGCCGCTTCACGTCTTTCTGATTCTCTTAATTTCTTGGTTAATTTATCAATACGGGACTGTACTTTTTTCCCGTAGTCTTCCATTTCTCCTTCAGAAGCTGTTTCTTGTTTTTCAACTACAACTTCCTTTTCTCCTACATCCACATCCTTGTCATCATCTGAATTGACAATTTTTGTAGACTCCTTGGGTAGTTCAACATCAACATGGTCCCCTTCAGATGGAAGGTCAACCATTTTTTCATCTGCCTCGGCTTGTGTTTGTACCTTGGTTTCTGCAGGCATATTTTACTCCTGTTTATCTAAATTGCAAGATATCCTCTGGGTCTTTTACCACAGCGATTATCTCGTCATCATTAAGTATTCTCACTTCACCACCCTCTATTCCAAATCTTGAACCGGCGTAACGACCAAATATAATCCAGTCGTTTTTCTTGCACCATGGTCCATTTGGAAATCTTTCTTTGTCTCTATAGGCATCAGGTCCAACTTTTAGGACTAAACCTGTAACGGTTGTATACCCCCTCTCCTCGATTGTCTCATCAGACAATATTATGCCACCCTTTGTTTTTCCTTGTCCTTTATACGGAAGAATTAATAATCTCCACCCTGTAGGGTCAGGGAGTCTATCTAAAACTTTATCCGTGGGTAAATGGGTAATATCTTTAGTAGCTTCCTCTTGAATTTTTTTAAGAAAGCGATTTTCTTTTTCTTCTGCAATTTTATTATTTTCATCCGCCTCTATTGCGAGATCTTTTTCCTCTAGGGCGAATTTACGTTTTGGTATCTCCGTCATCATCTTTCTGCAGGTCCTGTATTTCCTGTTCCATTATATTATAGCCTTTGTATTCACCTACTGTCTTATTGTATTCGTCAAAGCTGTGAATGCCACCAGCGATAATGTTTTTTAGTTGTTCTTTGCGCTCACGAATCCTTTTCAGGATTACGTAGATAGCGGTTGTATCTTCCATTAATGGAAGTATACACTAAAATTAAGAAAAAATCAACTACTTTTTCTTTTTAGCTTTCATGCCACCGTGCATCGCTTTAACTCTTCCGCCTTTAGCAGACATAGTTCTAGCGCCAGAAAAAGCTCCTCTTCCTGCAGCTTTTTCCGCACCTTTACTCATGGCACGTCTGCCAGCCAAAGAACCTCTCGCTCCTGGATCTCTTGCACTTAATGATTCATCAAGTCTAGCGTTGTAGCCCTGCTTCATTGGGCCACCAGCTTGTTTCTTGACTCTTCCACCACTTTTATAAGTAGTAGTGCCGAATTTCTTTCCGGGAGTTGCACGTTTTTCACGTCTTGCATGTATTTTTCCAACCATTATTTTCTCCTATTTTTTTACCTTTCCACCTTTCTTATAAGCTTTTGAAACTTTTTGTCCAGTGGTTTTTGCATGTACTGCTGCAGCCTTCTTTCCGGCTGGGGTATACGCAAATTTCTTAGTACCTACTTTGGGCATAATTCCTCCTAATATATTTTCGTTATTGGTCTTTTATTAGGGAGCATTAATCCAAAACCTCTTGGAGTAATAACTGTGCCACCTTTGTTCTTTTTAATTGGTTTACTACCATGCTCCGCTGTCCATTTCTTAGCAATTGCGGGCTCATTCGCCCACAAATATTTTCTTTGTTTTTCTGACTTGAAAGGCATTATTCCTTGTTCTCCACCTTGGTTATAATTTTTGCATGTTTTGTTCCTCCTACATAAAGTCCAAACCATGCTGCTCCTGCACCTACAATAACCGAAACAAAGGCCGATTGGGCATTTGTTGGGTCAGGTAGTTGCATAAACCATTCCGTTGTTCTCCAAAAGGCAACTCCGTATAACGTAATTAACAAGCGCGGAAAAATTCTCCACGCACTAAGACGCTCCGGTGAAATCATTTTTTCTTAAATAATCCTTTAACACCTGGCGCCATTCTCACGCCCATGCTGACACTGCAGCTTAAATATAAGAGATGCTTATAATAATCCGGCAATTTATGAAGTGCCTCAAAGCCCCTTTCCACGTGCTCCGTCATTCCAGGAATGAATACTAAAATTGCGGGGATCATGAGGGCAAGCAAAACGAATTCGTCTTTCCAGCTTCCCTTCATTTGATCAACAGCGGACGCTTCCCACGAAACTTCGCCGGCGATCTGTTGCTGCCTTAATTTAGTATTAGCTTTTATTTCTGTCAGTTTGTTTTCGGCCTTCGCTTTCTTGGTTTCAATGAAACCGGAAACCGCTTGACCAGCAACCCCTAATAATGGTTTAATTAATAATTGTAACATGTTATTTCACCAAATCTATTATACCACCATCTCTTGCCATTGCAAGGTTGGTGTATGGATTTCCTCTATGAACTTCTACCATATAGTCTTGTAAAGGTGTTTGTCCAGGTATAAATTCCTCTTCGCCTCGTTGCTTTGGTCCGGGTCCTATGCCAGCACCGTAAAGAGCTGCAAGGTCACCATAATCTCCATATCCTGCAGCCCAGCTTCCTGGTCCACCTGGAGGAGATCCTCCATAAATATCCCCTCTTAATTCGTCTAACGCAAATTCTATAGCAGGAATATTTTCTTCCGTTAAAGTAGTAGGTATGCCTGTGAACATATCACTAGTAGATGTATCAAAATCATAAGTGGGAGTAAAACGCCCTTGGTCATCATATGTACCAGTTGTTGCCGTCTCCAATAAATAGCTTCCTAATTTATTTAAAGTAGGTTTTTTCCATTCCCCATTTACTAGTACAGCTCCGGGTTCTCCCATTTCAGCATTTTGGTAAACTAACTTATCTCCTATTTCATCATCAAAATCTGTTGTTCTTACATATGGACTATATTTATCGTCGATAAGATCAGTATTATCCAGCATATTAAAAAAATTATATGCCAACCCCTTAGGGTCATACATAGACATCATTTTTTCTAAGTTAGAAGATCCTAGATTCTCTAATACTGGAAGAGGGCCTTTTCCTCCTACATTTCTATCGCTAGGAAAACTTTGGGATGAAGTGTCTCGACGATCACTGGCCCATCTAGGAGGGTCTTCTCTTCTAGTATTTGCTCTTTCTAAATTTCCGCCAAAACGTGTATCCGGTTGACTATATCCTGGTCTTCTTCCAGCTGTTGCTGTTTCTTCAAATGGGTTTCTTTCTGGCATTATCTTAAACCAAGTTTGTATGGAAGAACTTCGTCATCCATGAATTGATAAAAATAATCAGGAACATTCATTGGGAAAAACTGACTATACCATGCATCATAAGGATTATCCCCAGATATAAGTTCAAACAATTCATCACTCATGTTTTCCGGCTGTGTCATTAATCTTGCAGGACGGTCTCTTAAATAACTGTAATCACCTATAATGTCCTCTTTTTCTCCTCCCCCTAGCATTTCTCCTAGGAAAGGAATACCGGATACGGCCCCTACAGCTCGTTTCATTATAGCCGGAAGTAAGGTTTGGAGTCCTGACGCTATAGGAAAATGACCAGCATACGATTTAGGATTTGTCGTCCTGTATGAATGCATCATTTTTCTATAAGGGTCGTGGTAAAGAGAATTAAACAATTTAGCTTGTCGCGTATTAAGGACTCCTCCTTGTCTTGGACCCAGTAAATCTAAAGCTTGTTTTTTTAAACCTTCACGAAATCTTGTAAAATCTTTTCTTTTCGCCGTATTGGGATTGAATGAACGCATCCAATTTTCATCGGCTTGACGTTTGGCTGCGCGTTCTTTACGCGCAGCTTTCACGCTTTTCCATTGCCTGTCTGCAAAACCTTGTCTATCTAAAACAGTGGCCATTATGCACCAGGTAAAATTATAACTTTAAGGACAACAAGAATTACAACGACTAAAATTCCGGCTTTTATCCAGTCCTTTAATTTCCATTCATTCCATTCTTTTAAGTGTCCCCAAAGATCTTTTAATAAATTCATTTGATCCTCCTAATGTATAGTTACGGGTTCAGTCATTTCTTTTTCTAATGCGTTCATAAATTCAAAGGAATCTATTACTGCCTGAAAAACAAACGATGTTTGTGATGGCCCTAACGTCTCGATATAACGCTGACGCGTGATAGCCATCAAAGCTGCACAAACTAATAGTGCATCTTCGGGTCTCTTTATAAGGGAAGTAGCGAGAGTGTCAATCTCTTGCATTGCATCACTTATTATCTTTACGTTCTCTAGATCTTGTTTTCGCATTTATCCTCGCGGTAGTTACATCTTTTTCATTTTTCATGGCCTCTTTCGTAATGGCCACATTTTCTTTCAATTGCCCTAATGCATCTTTCGCTGCCTCCTGATCAATCTTGCCAGCGACATCCATCAGCTTAATTGTTGTATCAGCTTCTATCTTGTCACGTTCCATGTCAAGTTTTTCAGCTTCCATTGTTCCTTTAGTCTGCATCTCCTGTTGACGCATCATTGCTTCAGCTGCTCGTAAGTCAATCTCTCTTTGTTTTAATTTAACAAGTGGATCAGCCTGTTCTGCTGCTGTACGTTTTTCTTCGTCTTGCGCAAGTTGTGCCGTCATCTGAGCTTCTAAATTCGCAATAGCATTTGTTTTATCCATCATCAGTTGTTGCGCCAATCCATCCAATCGTTGCATCTCTTGTGGATTCATTTGTGCCGCCTGCATCTTCTGTTGTAAATCCTGCTCCATTTGGGCGAATTGTTCCTGCACTTGTTTCTGTGCCATCAACGCCACGTGTTCTGAAACGTGCGCCTGGAGCATGGAATAAAGTGGTGGATTAATTTGCACCATTCGTGTGAACATAAATTCAGCATGCGCTTTCATGTGCGCTGGATGGTCCTGTTGAATAAACGCTCTGAGTGGAGAACCTTTCATCGCTGCCGCGTTTTCCACGGCTGGACTTAAAGGTTGTGGTTCATTTTCTTCATCTGCTTTTAAGATAGCGTCAATATTATCAACACCCATCGCTTGGTACATTCTTCTGTACGCTTCACGCAAATTATGCATTTCTGGATTAGAAGACGCCAATTGCAGTTGTTGCTGTGCCAACATGACACGTTGCGACATGGAAAAAATATTTGGATCACTAACCGGAAGAATATCTACACGGTCATCAAAGTCTGATTGCTTAATCATACGATCACCACCAACCACTTGGTATGGATATTCTGCTGGTGTGTACATTTGCAAGCATGCAGCAAGCAACTTAAATTCTTTTCGTTGTGAGTAATGCAATCTTTTTTGTATTGCACTCATGACTTTAGTTCCTCTTTCAAGTAAAGCTAAAGTCGTTCCAACTGGATTCTGTTCATTTCCTTCACCCATTTTCATATCAGCAATCGCCGCAAAAGATTTTCCTGCGTCAACAGCAAAACCTAATAATGCAAATAAAGTTTGGGAAGGTTCCTTGTAAGGTAGTGGTAATAGTGATTCTTTAATCGAAGTTCCTGTTACATCAACATCACGAAATTCCCCTGGCTGCAACGGCTCGTCATGGTCGCGTATACGCATGCCACGCGCCTTGAAACCTGCTGGAAGGTTAGCGAGAGTTCCTGCGTCAATCAACTGCCGCAAAACACTTGTTGCCGTTCTCGATAACCCACCTAGCATATGAATTAGACCAAAGCCATAAAACCCTAGTCCTGGGAGGAATTTGAAATGAACAAAATAAGATTTCTTTTTAAAGTTTAAATCTCCTTCTGCCCAGTTCCTGCGAATTGATAAAATCTTAGAAGAATACTGATCAATGGTTACAATGTACGGAAGCTTAATTCCGCTTGAGTCTTCAAATCCTGGAACGTCTGCATTGACATGCATTTCCAAAATAAGATTCTCGTCATTCTCTCCTTCGTTGGTGGGCCTTACACCCTGTAGTTCATTTACTTTTTCTCGTGTTTCATCTATGAGATCAATTTGTCCTGATGTAATCGCGACATCGCGGTAGAATCCTGAAACCTGTAATTTTTTAACTTCATTGGCGGACATTTTTATCGTGTGCGTTACGCGTTCCGCCTGCTCCAGATCAGTTGCCATATAATTAACAACACAATCTTCGCTTGTAACAAATTTTGAAACGCAACGTTTCAACAGTTCATCATAATAAACTTTCTTGAACGCTGAACCGGACAGTGGAAGATAAAACAGTAATTGGTCCATTTCAGGATCAAACTCTTCCATTACATTCATAATGTAATAGTTCATGTAGTCTTTTACACGATCTGCCTGCTGTTCAACTTCTGGTGTCAATGCACCTATTATTTGGCATCGTACGGGGCCGCTTGGGGGGAGAAGTTCCTTATAAGCTTGGGCTTGAAACTGTGTAACAGATTCAGCCAATAAGGGATGTACGACCCCGGATGCTCCTTCGAAGGGTTGGGTGCGGTCTTCATATTTGAATCCCAGCATGTCAAGGCCTTTGACATAGGTATCTTCCCAGTCTTTCCTTGAGTCCTTGTCCGCTTCGAATGCATTAACCAAATCCGATGAGAATCTGGCTAAATCATCATCTGAAATATATTCAGATAAATTCGCGTTAAATGGTATTTGTGATTGGTCTATGTTTTCAGAAGTTACAATTTCTTCCGCGCTGCCGTCTTCCATGATTTCAAAACCATCGAATTCAACGTTATTATTAACTTGTACTTCTTCGCCGATTGGCTCTACTTCCAAAGCAGCACTTACTGCTTCCATTGCTTTTTCAATTTGATTTTTGTCATTCTTAGGCATACACTAACCCACCTTCACTGTAAGCCGATACGCCTTTAGAAATAATTTCTTCTGCCATTTGATTGCCCTTTATGTTTAATAGTTTCACGTTGCCGTAAATCTCTCCCTCAGGTGTCTTTATAACAGTATTTAATAAATTTGCACCTGTTTTCTTTGAAGCATTTGATAATGCCTTATTCAGTATGGGTCCGTAAGCACCTAAATTCCCCTGGTAGGAACGATCTCCTGGCTGCAGACTTCTGTTTTTAATTTTTGGATTGGCGAATGCCACTCCGTCATATTTTCCGTCTTTAGCCATTCGCAGCAAGTATTTCGCCACAAATTCCATGTACTCCTGTGAAGTCTGGAATGGTCCTTCAGGAACGGAACCTCCTCCAACTCCTTTTTTCTTTGCGGCTTCTTCAACAATATTTCTTACTTTTTCGCGTTCCGCGTTTAATTTAGGAAGTGCCGGTGAACGTGGATTGGTTGCGAGTAAATTTTCAATTTTTAAGTTAATAAGATCCAATTGTTGCTTATTCGCCAATAATTCCTCCGGTGGGGGTAAATCCCCACGACTTGCATATCCTTCTTCTCTTTTAAGAACTTTTCCTTCCATCTTTGCTTTTCTTATATTACGCTGTATTGGCTGATGCATGTCCGACTGAATTTCCTCCACGAAAATCAATCTCTTGCCGAATTCATCGGTTCGATCGGAAACGCGCACCCAAACGAACGCATTTGCGCGGTCTTTCGCTGACAATCCGAATTCATGACCCGAATGCTCGAAAACAGGCTCTCCTTTACGCAATTTTCCAGGTTCATATCGAAACAGGAATTCACGGTAATTATCGCCACCTGGCAAGGTCTGCTGTCCTGCATGTTTCGGTGTTTGTGCATATTTTTTTGGTGGAATTCCTCTTCGCCCAATTGCGGCCGATAAGGATGATAATGGCTCCTTCACTTTGAAAGGAATGTTCGCCGTAAGGTCCAATCCCTTTTCAATGGCGCTTTCAACGCCAAATACCTTTTCCATGTACTTATTTACATTCTGCACAATTCCATCAAAGGCCAATTGGTTGATTTTTCCGCCTCCCCCAACCACATTTGGCAATGAGTTCTGAAGATATGAATAAAGGCCCTCAACACGTGGGTCCTGGGCTTTTGGGTCAACTTTCTTGACCTGTTTGTATAAATTATTGATGATTGACTTGATTGATGGCTGTCCTAGGGCCACGATCTTCAAATTAGGGGCAATTTCGTCAAATTCCTTAATAAAATCCTTTTTAGTCAAGGCTTTATTGCCTAAACCCTGTAAAAAGAAGGTTGTGGAGGTGTCATAAAGCTCCTTATCCTTCACGCCCCTGTTTTTTAAGTAATTAAGCCAGTTTTTAGGCAGATTTTTCTCAAATGGGGCGTCTAGGATCGCTTCACGCGAAGCGTAGTACAACGCTGGCGCGTCTTTTAACGGTGTTTTCTTTCCTTTTGACAGATCAAGGACTTTTTCTGAAACTTTTCCCTTTGGCTTCGCCAGTTTAGGGGCATATTGTCGTCGTGGACCTATAACTTTGGCTATTTTAGACATTCAGGCCTCCTGTAAGGATGGAAAACTGCTTTGGAATGAGATTTCTCGCCATTTTTTTAAGGGGTTTGTTTCTTAATAGTGCCACTAAGCCACCATTCGAGAATCCTGGACCTTTTCCAATATTGGGATTAATGATGCTCTTCCATAAACTCAGCATTGGGCTTTGATTCTTTCCATACAATTCCCCAAAATAATCATAACGGTTCTTCGCCTTATTCCATAATTTTGACTCCAGGCCCAAGCGTGACATTTTATCAGTTACGCCTGTCATCTCAGACTTAATCGCATCATAGGCTTTCATGCTGTTGGGGTTTCTAAAGTTTAAATTTGAAGCCATCGCGTTTTTCTGATCCATTAATGTTTTTAATTGGTTTTCCAATTTAGTATGCTGATTGTTTCTCCACGCCGTTGTTAAAAAACTCTTCGCCTCCGGAATCGCTTCACCGGATTTAAGCATTGCTTCATAATTTTTCTGTCCGATTGGAATATCTCCCTGCGTTCTATATTTAATTAGTGTTGGGTGCGCACCGGAAAGCGTCTGTCCTGGAGCGAGGATATCTTTAAACTTGGGCGATACGGTTTCCTGCAATGAGACAATGCCCTGGGACCCAGCTGCGTCGTCCATAGCTGCCATCATTTCATGCCTAACTTTTTGATCCGCCCTTAATTGTTCACTTGATTTCCATTCGCGTTGTCCTGGATGATTCCTATTGAGATATTTTACAATTGATTCATTGAGCAAACCTGAATATTTAGGATCAATTTTAGAGAGCTCATTCCTAATAACGGTTGATGAAATAGTTGGATCATTCTTTAATAACTTAGAGACTAACGCTACGGCTCTAGGATTTTCTGTTATTGATAATCTTGGCAACTTGTCATAGCCTAAATTGGTTATTGTCTTATTGACAACATTACTTGTAATTTCATTTCCTTTTCTTGTTTTAAGATTCGGCTTAGTTTCTTTAATGTGTTCTGTTACAATAATTCCCCGGTTTGAACGTGCGAGTACATTGGGATTCGCCTTAAAATAATTAGAAACCGCGTCTTCTATGGGATTAGGTGCGTTTCTAGTAGCGGGATAATTAATTTTTTTTCCCTTGTTAGTATTCCATTTTCCTTCGCGTTTTTTATTTTTACCACGGGTTAACCAACGTAATTTACTACTCACCACCAGTCTCCCCTAAAGAAGCGCCATACATTGTGGCTGGGAATTGCCACATTGAACGTTTTCGTGCCTTTCCACTAAGCCCTGGATACATGTTTTCGTAAAATTTATGAAGAGATCCGGCCTTTGTTCCTTCCGTGGCTTTTTTTAAAATTCCGCTCGCTTTTCTCATGCCACCAAACATTGGACCATACAAGGCCCATTCCGGTAATGTTGACCATCCACTCTTGGCTAATTCCTGCGCTTCCGGTGTTTCATATTCAAATAATTCCTTAGGATATCCTTCCTCAGTATAGCCACTTAGATCAGGCATAAACGGCATTGTTTTTTCTTTATAGACATCTTCCCAAAGTCCCATGTGGATATCAGTCTTTTCTTTCTTCGGATCCATAGCGGATTCCGCATACGCCAACTGATCTTCAGTGAAACCAAACTGGTCCATTAACTGTTTATTATATTTTTCTTGAGCGCCTTCTTGATAATCCGAATGAACCTTTTCCGATTCCTTTATAGTAAATGAAGCAAAATCCTTATCAAACGTCTCTCCTAACTCTTTATCAGTATATCCTTCGTAGTTGTCTTTCCATTCTTGCGGAACGTAGTATTTCTGACCACCAACATCTACAGTCCCCAGTTCCTCGCTGAACTGATCATAAAATTTATCTTGGTAAAAATTCTCCATCGTTTTTGGGATGTCCTCTTTTTTCACGCCTTCCAAATCCAGTCCGTAATTCCGCAAGTGATTTTGATAATTAGTATCTTGAAGAATATTCATCCAATCCGTTTCATTCTTCAGGTTTAAGCCAGAAGCTCGTTCCGCTTGCCCCATGGCTTGTTGTAGTTCGGTGGCTGCATCCGGATCATATTTACCGGAACCCCAGAAAGGCTTTGGAATCGTTCCAAATGCAGTTTCAATGTTAGGATTATATTTCTGCATCTCCCACCATTCTCCACCCACTCCTGCATCACCAGGAATGAAATCATCATATGGATCACCAGGAAGAAGTGCGTTGTTTATGTTAGCTCCAAGAGTGCCTAGACCACGCCAACCCAGTTCAAATACATCGCCTCCAAATTCAGCCGTGTTATATCCCATATTACCCAGCCATTTATATATATCTCTCATATAAGGACTTTTCCAACCTGATTCTAAATGTCCTAGTCCTTGTTCTGTCCTGTATTTTTTTCCTGCCTGTTGAAATTTACCTACATTACGCGCAAATTGCGCAATGCCAGTATTTCTACGGTCAAAACCTACAGCTTTATTTTTTAATTCTTGTAATTTATGTCTTGCCTGTGCGCCACGATCATAGTCAGCATGCACCATTCGATTGGCGGCTTCTATGTTCCTACGATTTGATGGTATTCTTTTTGTGTAGTCGACTTTTTCCATTAATAATAAGCCCTCCCCATGGCCCTATCAACTTTCTCATCCTCAAAGTCATCTTTTAATGTAACATGGTAGCCTTGTCTATACTTCATTAAGGCTTGCGTGGTGGAATCCACGTAATCGTCGTGGTCGCCGAACGGGAAT